CAAGAGCACGGTGGACACCTACACCGAGAAGACCGGCATCCTCGAAGGCCTGTCCTCGGTGGACGTGCGCGTCGCGCAGGTCAACGGGAACGAGGCCGCGTTCCGTGCGTCGGAGGATGACGCCTTCCTCGCCGCGATGGCGAACGAGGTCGAGCGGGCGTTCTTCTACGAGAGCACCGCCGTCAACCCGCAGAAGGTGCTGGGCCTCCAGCCCCGCCTGAACTCCACCACCTCGGCCTACGGGCATCAGATCATCAAGGCCGACCCGTCGCCTTCCGGCTCGGACCAGACCAGCATCTGGCTCGTCGGCTGGGGCGAGCGCAGCGTGTACGGCATCACGCCGCGCGGGCAGCCGACCGGGCTGGAGATGGAGGACAAGGGCGAGCAGCGCGACAAGGACACCACCTCGGGCAAGATCAAGTTCAAGTACGAGACCCTGTTCCGGTGGCGGTGTGGCCTCTGCGTGGAGGACTATCGCTTCGTGGTTCGCATCGCCAACATCGACACGTCGCAGTTGACGGTCGATGCGGCGAGCGGCGCGGACCTCATCCGGTCGATGATCAAGGCGTACTACCAGATCTTCGATCCGCGCGCCGTGCGGCTGGCGTGGTACTGCAACCGCACCGTCGCCAGCTACCTGCACCAGCAGGCGGCGAGCAAGACGTACAACTCGACGCTCTCCATCGAGCGCGCCCCGATGATCGGGTCGCCGGGCATCATGGGCCAGCCGCTTGTGACCGCGATGGGGTACCCGATCTACATCTCGGACGCCATCACCAACACGGAGGCCGTGGTCTCGTAAGAGACACGGACAAGCCCACATGGACATCTACGCAATCTTCATCGACCCCGCCGTCAACACCCTGACCGACGCGACGTACTTCGGCACCGGCGCTGCCAACACCTACCCCAGCCCCAGCAGCTACGACACGGCTGCAACGGGCGTCCCCGCCGCCGTAGGACCGGGCGGCACCATCGGCGGGCCGCTCCTGCACGACATCGGGCGCGGCATGCCGAAGCTGCGGTTCTTCAACCAGATCACGGTTGCGGTCACCTCGGCTGGCGCTGCGACCGTGGAGGTGGACTTCATCGACGCGGACGACGGAGCGCTCTCCGTCAACGTCACCACCCTGCTCCAGTCCCCCGCCATCGCCAAGGCGAATCTCGTCATCGGGTACCGCTACCGGCACGGCAGCGTCCCCGGCGTCACCGGACGACGGTACTGGGGCGCGCAGGTGGTGATCGGCACGGCGACCATCACCGCTGGCGCGCTGTACTCTGCCCTCGTTCTCGACGTGGACGACCACGCCGACCTGCTGGGCTGAAAGGACAACGACAATGGCTGACGAGCAGGAAGTGGTCAAGGACGAGAGGCCGATCTTCAGGGTGGCGCAGCAGCACTTCGCCAGCGGCCTGAAGGTCTACGAGAAGGGTGATGAGATCGTGTGGGAGGTGCCCCCGGAGTGGGACGCGAAGAAGAACGGGAGGCACTTCGCCAGCTACGGCCCCAGCGTGACGTTCGAGGCCGTCAACAAGCCCGCGCAGAAGATGCTGGACGCCCACAAGGCGCTCCTCATCGAGAAGAACAAGCCGAAGCCCAGCATCGCGGAGGAGATGCTGGCCGAGACCCGGCGCACCAACGACCTCAACCAGAAGCTCGTCGCGCAGAACCAGAAGATGCTGGAGATGCTGATGGATCTGGTGAAGAAGAAGTCGTAAGCCACCCGGAGGCCCGCCGACCTACATCGGCGGGCCTCCAGTTTCGGGAGGGGTCATGGGCATCGCTTCTGCTGAAGACATCTGCAACATGGCCTTGCTCTACGCGGGCATCAACAAGAGGCTCGGTTCGCTGACCACGGACACCACCTCTGAGGCGCAGGCTTGCAACACCATCTACGATCAGATGCGCCAGAACCTCTACACCGAGTTCCGCTGGTCCTTCACCATCGAGCGTGCCGCGCTGACCGTGCTCTCCGGGTCAACCTACGACGCGACCCACACCTACGCGCTGAACGACTACGCGCAGTTCGGCGACAACGTCTACCAGTCCCTGCAAGCCGCGAACCTGAACCACGAGCCTGACCTCGCGGCGTCCGCTGCGTGGTGGAAGCAGATCACACGGGACGGGTGGGCATACGTCTGCCCTGCGCCCGTTGACATGCTCGACCCCATCAACCTATGGGAGTCCCCCTCCACCAACGTCAACGACGTACCTCCGACTGACAGCGATGACGATGACGATCAGGTGGCTCTGGTCATTCGCGCCCCCACATCGGCAGAGCGCGAGCCCTTCGCGGTCGAGAACGCGAACGACGGCACGGACAGTGAGGTCATCCTGACAGATCTCGACGCGCCCGTGCTGCGGTACGTCAAGGACGTGTCCAACCCCGCCGAGATGCACCCCAAGTTCATCGAGACGTTCGCGTGGCACCTCGCCATGCGCCTCGCGTTCGGTCTTCGCAACGACACCGCCAAGGGCGAGTTCTGCGAGAAGATGGCGATGAAGACACTGGGTGAGGCCTTCGTGGTCAACATGCGCGGAGTGCAGGAAGACCCCGAGCCTGCCAGTGAGTTTGAGCTTGCGCGCAGGGGCGCTGTCTGATGGGACAGTCCGTCTCCATCAAGCAGTCCAAGTTCTCCAACGGGGAGATCGCTCCTGAGAATTGGGGCGACGTGAAGCAGCCGAAGTGGGACGCCTCGCTGCGCACCTGCAAGAACTGGCTCCCGATCCCCGCTGGGGCCAGCACCCGGCGACCCGGCTTCAAGTACATCGCCCTCACACGTAACAACGCAGCCGGGAAGTCTCGCTTGATCCCGTTCGTGTTCTCGGACGGTCAGACGTGGGTGCTGGAGTTCAGCAATCTGATCGTGCGCTTCTACCAGAACGGGGTGTACCTTGGGGTCGGAGGCTTGGGTAGCGGGGCTTATCGCGAGCTTCCTACAGTATTCACCGAGGCGATGCTGCCCTACATCAAGTTTTCGCAGATCGGCAACACCATCACGCTGACCTACGGCGGGCAGGTTGGGGGAGCCTTGGTTCCCCCGCAGGACTTGGTTCACACCTCGGGCGCGCTCTGGCCGTGGACCATCAGCGCGACCCCGCTGACGCTGCCGTTCGGGGCCGTCCTGTTCGGCGGGGCACCTCGTGACGCCATCGCTGCGTACAGCCCCACCGCCACCTACAGCAAGGGAGATCGTGCGTACTACGTCAACGCGGACAACACGCATACCGAGTGGGTGAGCATCCAAGACGTGAACAAAGGCAACCAACCTCCATCGCCCCCGGTGCTCAACGCCTCCAACACCGGCATTCAGGGGTCACTCTTCTGGATGCCTGCCGTGGACGACACGGCCAATCCGGCGCAGGTCTACAACTGGGCTTGCACCGCAGTTGTGCAGGATCCAAACGGCATCACGTTCGAGAGTGGCCTGAGCCTGTCGCTCCAGAAATCCACCGCGCTCTCCAGCGAGCGCCGCCAACCGCTGGATCTGAGTGCGTTGTCTCTCGTGTTGTGGGCTGGGTACACCCTTCTGTACTTCAAGATCTACCGTAGCACGGGAGGTACTTGGGGCCTCGTATCTAATGCCACCACGGCGCAGTTGGTGGTGTACCCCACCTACGCGGGTCTAATCTACTTCGACGACGGGCGTGCGCCAGACCTCACCATGCAACCCCCGGCAGGCACGGACCCCTTCTTGGTGAATGGGGTTGACAGCTACCCCAGCGTGGTCGGGTATCTGGACCAGCGCCGTGTGTTCGCTGCTTCGCTCATGGTACCTCACATGCTGCACTTCTCGCGGGTGGGAGATCTCTACAACTGGGACACCAAGTTCCTGCCCGGTGCGGACACCGACGCATTCGACGTGCTGCTCTCCTCCGAGGTCATGGAGCAGGTCCGCAGCATCGCCGCCATGAAGCGCGGCATCATCCTCACTGGGCAGGGGGAGTGGACCATCGCAGGGCTTACCGGAGGCCCGGTGGCGCGCAACAGCGTGGATCCCAAGCGGCAAAGCAAGTGGGGCTCCAACTGGCTCAATCCGATCATCATCGGCACGGGACTGCTGTTCAGCACAGCCAAGAGCAATCAGGTACGGGACTTCTACCCGCTTTACGGGCTCTACGCCGACATTTGGGACGGGCAAGATCTAACCGTCCTCGCCCGGCACCTCTTCGACAACTACCTCTTGTCAGCGTGGGCATTCCAGAGCGCGCCATACCCGGTGACGTGGGCCGTGCGCAACGACGGCGCGTTGCTCTCGCTGACCTACCAGCACGCCCCTCCCAGCTTCGGCCAGCAGCTTGCGGAGGGCATCTGCGCGTGGGCTCCCCACACCACCGGCCTCGGCTCCGACATCATCGAGGACGTGTGCGTGGTCCCCGAGCCCCCGGAGGACGCCGTCTATGTGATCGTGAAGCGCTTGGTGAATGGAGTCTACCAGCGGTCCATCGAGCGCATGAGCAGCCCGGTCTGCCCGGCATCGCCTTACCTGACGGGTGTGAAGGATGTGCGTTACGGGCTGTACCTAGACTGCGCCAGCCTGTATGACGGTCACAACGACAAGATCCACTTTGCTGGAATCAGCGCTGGTATGGACTCCGTGGCGCACCCCGGCTCGACCAATGTCGCGGACTTCGCCATCGGGAGTCAGATCACTATCTCGGTTGGCGGGGCGGGGCCATTCGTCGCCGCCGACGCTGACCCGGTGTATGGCAGCGTCTTCGTGTTCGACCCGGAGAACACGCTGGGGCTTGGGGCCTTCAAGGCGACCATCACCGGGTACACTTCTGCGACGGTTGTCACGGCGCAGCTTCTGACCGCTTGCACGGTGGCACAACTCTATGCGTGGGCCGCAGGGCATGGAGCCCAGCAGTCGGTGTGGGGCCTCGCCAAGAGCACCATCCAAGTCGCCCAGCTTGCGGGCTCCCCGATGGACTCCCTCGACGCCAACGGGGCGCGTGGGGTGCTGGCGCTGGTGGACGGGGACGTGGCGGTGCCGGTGCAGTGGGGCGGGGCTGGAGCCGCCACCCTCGACCTGCCTGTGGCGGGGCTTGTGATTGCTGCTGGTCTGTCGTACAACGCCGACATGGAGCAACTGGACGCCTTCCACCCCAGCGCCGAGATCCGTAACCGGTTCAAGAACGTCATGCGCCTTGGGTTTGAGTGCGCCTTCACCCGCGACCTGTGGGCGGGGCCGGATTTCACCCGCCTCACGCAGTGGGATCAGCGGCAGGTCGCGGACGCCTACGGGGTCATCCAGCCGCAGAGCGGTTACTTCGAGATCAACATCACCGGTGACGAGAACAAGCAGGGGCTCGTCGCCATCCGGCACTTCCAACCACTGCCCGCGACCATCACGGCGCTTCTCAGGGAGATGGACCTTGGCGGAACTTGATCTTAGCGCAGCGGGTGTCCGGCTCGTCCCGGCCAGCAAGCTCCACGCGCGAGAACTTGGTCGCGTCATGAGGGCCAAGGACCGTGAGGAGATTCTTGCCTCCGGGGGTTGGACGCGCCCCGAGGCGTGCATCCGGGCGAACATCAACCGGTCCGCCGAGGCATGGGCAGCCTATGCAGGGACAGATCTCCTGTGCGTATTCGGGGTGGTGCCCACATCCAATCAGGGCGTCGCGTATCAGGTCCCATGGCTGTTCGGCAGCCCGGCCATCGAGCGGCACGCGCTGACCTTCTGGCGGTGCAGCAAGCGGGTGGTCGAGCACTGGCGCGGGAAGTACCCGCTGCTGCTCCAGATGGTCCACGGGCAGTACACCGAGGCCCTGCATTGGATCGAGAGGCTTGGTTTCAAGCTGGAACCCCCGCAGAAGTGGGGCAAGCGCGGCGACCTGTTCTGCGCCGCCTCGCTGAAGACCGAGGAGGTGATTCTCCATGTGTGACGCCTCGATGGTCGCGCTGGGGGCGCGGGGTTTCGGAACGATCATGCAGGCCAACGCTGCCTTGCAGCGGGGCCAGTACACCAAGACCATCGACGGCATGAACGCCGAGAACGCCAACGCCGCAGCCGGGCAGGCGCTCCAGCGAGGGGCCTTTGAAGACCTCCGCGCCACCATGCACGGCGATGCTGTGCTGGCAGAGCAGCGGGTCATGGGGAGCGGGTCCGGCGCTGACGTGAACGTGGGCGGGGGCCAGCAGACCCAACGCGCGTCCGAGGCCGTGCTGGATGTGACACGCCGCGCGATCCAAGTGGACGCCGCGCTGACGGCCTACAGTCTCAAGACCCGGGCGCAGGGGTTCTACCAAGAGGGGGCTTACGCGGAGGCGCAGGCGAAGAACGAGTTCATCGGGACCTTTCTCGGGGGCATCGGCGGGGCAGCGACGGACATCAACCTGCCCCACGGTGGGGGATCTCAGCCCTTTGCGGACAACGGCGGCAGCGTCGCCGGGGAAGGGTATGACTCCTGATGGCTGGCACTCCCGAGCTTGAGGCCCCCGCTGCCGACATCCAGCAGCAGCAGGCCGCGCCCATCCCCACCCCGCCACCCGGCGCGTTCACCGGCGAGGTGGTGGGCAAGGTCATCAATCAGATCGCAACGGAGGAGTACCAGCGGTCGGTGGAGGCGATGGCGAATCAGGCGACCGCCGACTTCCAGAACTTCGCGCTCGACAAGCGGGTTGAGTACCTGAACAAGTACGGCGGGGATGCCATCGCGGCGTACCCGGAGACCATGCAGGCGCTGCGCGACAAGCAGCAGGAGATTCTCAACAACCTGACCAGCAGGCACGCCCGCCGCCTGACCTTCGACTCCACTGAGCGCGTGGCGCGGTTGGTGCAGGAGTCGGTGGACAGCCACTTCGTCCAGCAGAACAAGGTAGTCAAGTTTGGATCGTATCAGAAGGTGTTCCACGCGAACGTGAGGTTGGCGGCGGGGTTGGTGACGCAAGGAAAGCTGGACGACGCTTTCAAGATGGTGGACGATGCATACGATTTCGGTCTGAAGCAGTACCACGGGCTGGGGTTCTCTCTTGAAGATGCGCAGCGCATGGCAGAAGGTGATCGTGCCGCGATGGCGGTCGGCGTCGTGCAGGCTCTTTCCAAGATGGGGGCACAGTAATGCCGACGTACTCTCGCCCCGAGATGCCGGGGTTGGCACCTTCTGACGATCAATGGCAGGTCAAGGATACATCCGAGATGCCGGGGGATGTTCTTGCTAAGGCTCCCATCAGCGAGCAGCTTCAGGGTGCTCTGAAACGATTTGGGGATTACCTCGATCCCTCTACTCTTGCCGCCGCCAACAAAACCTTGAAGACCCTTCGTGTGAAGTCCATCGTGCAGGATATTTATGCGGGGGTACCTACGGTCAACGCGCTTGGGCAGAAGGACCCGCACGGCATTCCCGACCCTGTGATGCTCGCAGAACGCAAGCGGAAGTACGCTGACGACCCCGATTTTGATCTTATCGACGAGCGCGTCGGCAAGCGGCAGAAGGTGGACGAGGCGGCGATGAATGCCGTTGCTACGCAGATGGCGAACAAGGTGCAGGCACAGGCTGAAGATCAGACTGGGCCTCTTGGGCGGGGGTATTTTGATATGTCGCGGGTGGATCCCAATGACTATGAGATGCTTCGCCGCACTGCCCCCGGCTACCTGCGCACCTTCAACCGTGTGGCTGCGGACGTGCAGCGAAAGGATGCTGCGGGGCTTCAGAAGCAGTCGGAGACTCGCTTGATCGGAGACCTCACCGCTCTGGCTAATAAGGACCCTGCCAAGTTCGCAACCCTGACACCTACCACCATGTTCGACAGGCTGTCCAAGGTGGGGGACGACGGGGAGCCCTTGTACCACTTCACTGACCTGCGCCGAGTGCCTGAGATCTTGAAGCAGCTTCAGGGGCAGCACAAGCAGGACAACCTTTCGTGGATTGATGGGGCCGTCACCAAGCAGTTGACTGGCAACCCATTGAAGCTGGACCCCAAAGACGTTCGAGCCAGCCCCTACTACTCCTACCTCGTCAAGGCTGTTTCCGACGCTGTGAAGCGGGGTGAGTTGAAGGACCGAGATCCTGCAAAGCTCGACACCATCTTCAAGCAGGAGTTCCAAGATGTGCCCCATACCTACTTCCCGCACAAGCGGCAGATAGATCTCGACATCGAAAAGGCGAAGGACGACGTGAGTCAGCACGATGTTCGCGTCATCAACGGACACAGGTGGGATAACACCGCGAAGGGTTGGTTGGACTGATGTCTGAGATCTCTCGGCCACCTCCCTCCGAAGAGGAGCTTGCCAGCGCCAAGCCGTGGAGACCTCCCCCCACCAACGCGGAGCTTTCTTCTGCGTCTGAACCAGAAGAACCAGAGCCGCAGAGACCCTTCGCTCTCCTCACTGGCCCTGCCAGCCGCCCAGCCAGCGAGGAAGATCCTATTGGGGACGTGATTCATGCTTCGCTCGTAGCTAAGAGCGTGGCCCAGCCAAAGACTTCCCACGAGGAGTTCTTCGACGTGCTGGCAAGCCACCCGGTGCTGCATAGCTATGCAGGCGAAGATCCTAGGAACGCCGCTGCTGTCGAACCGGAAGCGCAGAACCTAGGATTCGTCGAGCGCTGGATCACTGGTAGGCCGTTGGTGGGGGGCAGCACGCGGTTCGACTGGCGAGGCGGGCACCCCGAGGTGCAGACGTACCCCACCGTGCTCAACTCGCTCACTTCACGGGTCCTCCTCAACATGCGGGCCGCTTGGGAGGGCTTGAAGGTCATCGGCATGGAGCGGCTTATTGCTGCGCAGGAGGCTGGTCCCAGCGAGTTCGACAAGGAGCAGGGCGCTTCGTTCGAGCCTCCAACGGCGCAGGACAAGCTGGGCCTTGAGCAGGCCAAGCAGCGGATGGCTTACTACAAAGATCTCGCTGAATCCCCGCAGACCCCTGCTGAGGCCCAAAGCTGGCAGATCCCGCAGAAGGCTCTGCGCTTTGGCGTGGAGGCCGCGCCTCTCCTCGTTCCCTACGCCGGGCCGGTGTACTTCACGCTTCAGACCATCGGAGACTTGCGCGCTCAAGGAGCGGACGCCTTCCACGCCACCACGGGCGGCTTGGTCGCGGGCACGGCAGCTCACTTCATGGGGGAGGCGCTACAAAACACCCTACTCCCTTTCGAGGCCATCAAGAACATCCCCAAGGCTGTCGCAGCCGGGGCGGGTAAGATCGCGTTGAAGCCCGCTTACGCCAAGGCGCTGCTCGACTATGGGCAGGACGTGGCGACCGCTCACCTCGCCAACACCGCCATGATGTGGGCTCAGCTTTCCGCGCTGCGTTACAGCAAGGCGGCTCAGGAGGGGCGCGAGGTGGACCCCTCAGAGCTTGCACAGGACGGGCTTCAGGCAGAGAAGGCGTCCTTGGAGATGCTGCCCTACCTCGGGGCGTTCCAGTCCATCGGGCTTGCCGGAAAGCTGTGGGAGGCACACGCCAACGGGCTGTACCACGACATGTTGACGGGACCCCTTCAAAGCACCAAGCTCTCCACCCAAGAACTGCGTGACCTCACGCAGAAGATGTCGGACAACGAGCGAATGATCCGTCAGTTGAACATAGCGCGTGGAGCGATTCAGGAATCTGGTGGTTCGCTAGAACCAATCGACGCCGCCATCGCCGGGGTCCAGACACAGAACAAGGTGTGGATCAATACAGAGCGTTTCAAGCAGGTCATGCAGAAGGCGGGGCAGGACCCCCACGAGGTCGCTGCCCACCTTACCGGCAGAGATGGCGCGCTGCGAGATGCCGAGGCGCTGGGCGGATCGTTGGAGATGCCCCTCCCCAACTATCTCGCGGACCTGAAGGATTACCACAGTGATCTGCGCGACGGGGTGGCCTTCCGCCAGTACGGCGCTACTCTGGCCCCCAACAAAGGAAAGTGGATTGAGAAAGACCTCGCGGAAGCCCTTTACAATGAGCAAGAGGGCCTGCCCAACGCGAAGGGTGAGATGATCAGTGCCCCTCCGGTGTGGCTTCTTACGCCCGAGCAACGGCAGGTGTTCGAGACACGCGCTACACCACCCGACACCGCCAGTAAGGGGCCTGCTCAGGGTGGGGATACCCCCAACCAGCGGATCGGTATTCCCCCCACCGACAAGGTGGACTTCTCCCGGCTGCCTACTGCGGTGGTCAAGGCCCCCGCCCTGAAGGCCCTTCGCATGCACGCGGAGGAAGTGGTTCGTGGGATGTCTGTGGGGGAGATCGAGTCTGGGGGTAACAAGTTCCTTGAAGCAGCCAAGCAGGCTGCGCAGAAGGTCATCCAGCTTCACCAGCGAGCGGTCAACGCGCTGGGTCGCGCAGAGCAGGTCGCCCAGCAGGGTCTCGACACGGCGCTGGAGGGCATCCGCAAGACCAACCAAGGCATCAAGGCTGGCACCAAGGAAGCCGACGCCGCTCTGAGGTCTGCCTTCGCCTCTGCCGAAGAGAGGGTGCGCGCGGAGTGGGAGCGAGGGCACGTCGTCAACCGGCTTCAGTACCTCAAGCAAGTCTACGGTACGCTGCCCAAAGGGGCCAAGGGCTACGCTGAAGCACGCAGCGCCATCAAAGAGCAGATCACAGCGGAGCGGGACAGGTTGCAGGAGGTCGCCAACAAGCAGAAGGACCCTGTGGTCAGCGCGGCGACCGGGCTCTACAACGTCCCGCAGCCGCCCGCCCCCGGGGGTCTTCCGCCGTCAGAGCGGAACCTTGCCTACGAGGACGCCCGGAGCATCGCAGCCGCCCACGCCAAGGATGCCAGTCGGCATCTTCAGATCTCAAAGAGGCTCATGACGCAGCGCAAGCTGCAAGCCGAGAACGCCTTTGAGGGCGCGCAGGACAAGTCCGTGCGTGCCACCGAGCACACCGTCAAGGCCGGGGAGGCGCTGACCGAGGCGCAGGGCTGGATGGACAAGCGCGACCTCGCCTACGCCGTCCAGCGTGAGGTGGAGCAGCAGCGCGCCGCCATCGCAAAGAACAGGGCGTACCTGACATCGGCTGCCAGCGAGGCCGCTCGCTTGCAGGCGTACCGCAGCAAGCCTTCCCATCCTGAGATTGGCTGGGGCCACGACCTGATCCTACAGTCCATTGGACTGACTGAACCCAAATCCCCGGTGTCCGACTTCAGCACCGTCGTCCAGCGCCTCATCGACAAGGGGGTCAAGCTGGAGTTCGATGCCGACAAGATCTCTGAACTCGTACAGGGAAAGAAGGAGATCGCGGACCTGAAGCCAGACGAGTTGACCAACGTCGTGCGCGCGATGAAGCAACTCGCCCACATCGGACAGGAGTTCTCGCAGACGTACATCGAGGGGGCGATGCGTGATCGAGGCAGCGTCATCGCTGGCGACATCGGCCCCTCGGTCGCCAAGGGGGCACCCCCACCCAAAGGGGGTTGGGGTGCCGCGTTGCGCGAACTGCTGGGCTCCGAGAAGCGAGAGGCGCAGTCGTCCAACTTCCACACCTTGCTCAACCCGCTTGGGAAGTGGGGACGCGAGCAGGCCCTGCGCTGGCTGACCGTGCGCCGTAATGAAGATCTTCAGTTGGTCAAGGTCAACGACCTGTTCAGCTTGTCCAAGGACACCATCAAGCTTGGAGACCAAGACGTTCCCCACCCGCAGTGGATGCCTGACGACGCGCGCAAGATCTACGGAGACGCTCTGAAGCGCCGCGACGTGTGGAGCACGGCGATGCTGGCGGGATCCGAGGAGGGGCTTGGAGCGCTGACCCGAAGTTGGCGCGCCACCCCTGAGCAGATTCATGCGTGGTTGAACGAGGTTCTTGACCGGCCCGAGGACTGGAACATCGTCAAGGCGCACTGGCAGGAGTCGAAGAACTTCGGAGATCTGGAAGCGGCTGCGGACTCCAACCGCGCAGGCACCCCGATGGAGATGAAGGTCCCCCGCAAGTACGTGACTCCCTTCGGTGAGGTTGAGGGCGGCTACGCCCCCGTTCGCTGGTACGACAAGGGGCAGGCCCTCCCCGCCGCCGAGGCGCTGGCCGATCCCAAGCGGGGGGTGTATGCCTTCACCGACGTGGCTCACGGTTTCACCAAGACCCAGCAGGAGGGCGTCACCGGCATTATCGATCCTAGCTTCGACCGGTTGAAGGCGCACTACGTTGCCCTGACGCGGGACATCTCGCGTGGAGATTTCGTGCGAGACCAAGCTCGCATGCTGAACGATCCTAGGTTTCGTTCGACGGTGGGCGACAAACTGGGCGCTGACTACCTCAAGGCGCTGGACGCTTGGCACAACACCCTCGCCAGCGGCATGCTCCAGAACGTCACCCCCCGATGGTTCCAAGACTCCCTGCTCGCCAAGGCGCGGGGCGTTGCGGCACGTGCGGTGTTCCAGTTCAACGTCAAGGTGCTGGGAGGTCTCGGCTCGCATCTTCCGTGGGCCAAGAGCGCGCTTGGGGATATGATCGACATCAGCGCTGGAATGGGCAAGGCGCTGGACCCGGAGGCTCGCCGGTTCGCAATGGATAACTCGCGGGTGGTCCCGTACCGCAGTGACCGGGTGTACCAGAAGCTAAATGAGTCTGAGGCCGCGATCTTACGTGACGAGCCAAATCGGTTTGAGCGCGCGCTCCGCAAACCCAATCAGGCCATGTGGCATGGGGCTGATATGACCCTCACGCAGATCGTATGGCATGGTCTGCATGAGGTCGCCCTGCGGAAGGGCATGCTGCCGAAGGAAGCCCTCGACCACGCCGACCTGTGGACGGACAGGCTGATGCCCGCCATCGACATCTACGGCAAGTCCCTGCGTGCAACAGATCCTGTTCTTGGCACGTTCTTCCTCGTCAAGAACTTTGAGAGCACGGTGTGGAACGTCAAGGCGATGCGGGAGTGGGACTCGCGCGCCGGACTCGACCAGACCGCCGGGGGCTCGCCCAACCTCTACGCTTGGAAGCTGGGCATGGCCGGGGCGCTGGGGCTCGGGCACGCCGTCTTTTACGGCCACGGGCGCAACGAGTGGGAGCAGAAGCACGGGGCGGTTGGTTGGGGTGCCTTTGCCGGGCGCTCCTTGCTGGGCGGGCTGTCATACGGTAACTTGTTCACCCACATGGCCGCGCAGAACCTCGGACAACTTTACTCTGGCAGGCTCTCGGACGTGAGCATGTTCGACACTCCTGAGCACGAGCAGATCTCTCAATTCACGCGAGACCTTGGCAAGGTCGTCCGCGCTGCCGAGGGCCGTGGCCAGATGACACCCGCTCTCTTCGCCGGGATGCGCGCCGCTACGCGCCTGCTGGGTGGACCAACCTCGGTGGTAAAAATGGTGGACGGGATGGTCAAGGTCGTGCGCTACAGCACGGGAGACAACACCTTCAACTCCCCCGCCCCCGTCACTCCCATCGGAGCATTCGGAAAGATCTATTTCGGTGACGTTGACAAGTGGGAGTCCAACCTCGCCAGTGAGTTTGACAGTCTCTGGAGGCACTGACATGCTGCTCGCAACCCTGCTCGCCACCATCCTCTCGCAGAACCCCCCGCCCCCGACGTCCTACGCCTGCGACGGCGTGACGGCGGCGTACGTCGTCAACTTCCCCTACGCCGCCTACACAGATCTGGTAGTGACGAGCACCACGGCGGGCAACTTCGTCACCACGCTGGTATACACCACTGATTACACGATCAGCGCCACCAGCACGACCACCTCTGCCACGCTGACCCTTCAGGCCCCCGCAAGCTCCTGCCCCAGCGGCAACACCCTCAAGATCAACAGGTCAACCCCGCGCACCCAGCCGACGAACTTCGCCGCGCAGACTACCTACAGCCCGTCGCTGCACACCAAGGTCGCTGACCGGCTGGAGATGCAGATCCAAGAACTTTCGAGCTTGGTCCTCGGGTCTACTATTTCATTTGGCCCCGGCCAGTTGTTCGCCAACTCCCCCCTCATCGGTGACGGCTCCAGTGCGAATCATCTTCGGTGGGACTTCACGGTCGGCAACACGTGGACGGCGACGCAGGCCTTCAACCCCGGTGCAGGCGTCGCCGTAGCAGCCGTAGGAGGGCCCAACAGCGCCGGAGGCACGTTCGTGGGCTCCGGGATCGGTGTGGGGGCGCAGGTACAAGGAGGTGCCTCCGGCAACTCGTCAGGGCTCTTAGCCTACGGAGGGGGCCCGAACGGCGTGGGCGTCACCGGGATTGGGACGGGTGGTGGGAACGGGGCCGTGTTCACGGGAGGGTCCTTGGGAGGAGACGGATTCAGCGCAACCGGGGCGTCGGTAACGTCTGGGGCAGGATCGGCTGGTGGCATTGTGACCGGGGGCAACGGGTCGGGCACGTACCAGAATGGCGACGGCCTCGACGTGGCGAGCGGGTCGGGCGGCATAGGTACGATCACAGGTTACGTGCTGAACCTCGTCCAGAGCAACACCATCCGCGCCACGATAGGACAAACGGTGCTGGCCGCAGACCCCTCGATTCTGGTGGACGGCGACACTTGGTTCTCGGGGACCGGCCAGAACAGGCGAGGCCTCGCAAACCTCAACAGCACCAAGATGATCTACGTGGGGAACCCTGCGCTCTACGCTTACAGCACCGCTGGGCAGACCATTGCGACCTCGACGCTGACGACCGTCGTCTATGGTACCGTGGTCACCAACACCTCAACTACGGAGTGCGCGGGATCTACAAACTGCTACAACTCCGCGACGGGCGTATACACCGTGCCCCCCAACAAAGGGGGCACCTACCTGATCGTGTGCTCGGTAGCGTGGGCGGCGGGGTTCACGGCTACGACCGTCAGTCTGTCGGTCAGCCGCAATGCCACCACAGGGTCTGCGGGGGACTTCACGGCGGCGACGGTCAACCCGACAGCCACCTCAACCCTCGTGGTGACCGGCATGGGTGCTTATTCTGCCGGGGACACGCTCCAGTGCCAAGTTACCCAGAACCAAGGCGGCAACGAGTCTTTGTCCACGGCAGTCAGTTCAAACTACATCAGCATCAAGCGTCTTTCCGACTAGGAGCCTATGGTGCCCGACGACGAAATCAGCCGCCACGAAATGGATCGTCTTTACGACGAGCTTGCGTCCATCAAGTCAACCGTAGATTCGATCAGTAAAACTTTGACTTCCGACTACCAAGCACGCATGGCAGCCATCGAACAGTGGAAGGAGGGCCACGAAGGCTGGTCGCTGCGCGAAGTTTCCCGGCTCGACGGGCAGCATCGGGAGATGCACGACGACGTGTTTGGAGAGCGTGGGCTGAGTGGAAGGGTCAGGAAGTCTGAGCATACACTGGTCAACCACGGTGTCGTCATAGGGCTCATCGGTGCGCTGGGCCTCATCGTGGGGAGTGCGCTCGTCAGTCACCTGAGTAACGAACTTCTGAAAGACCAACCTGCGGCTCACGCCGCGCAGCACCAAGGAGAAGCCCGATGAAGCGCCTGCTGATGCTCTGCCTGCTGCTCGCATCGCCTGTGTTCGCCGCGACCAACTACACCTGCAACGATCCTACCAGCGGATGCAACGCGGCGCTGGTGACGACCAACGACACGCTCACCCTGAGCATCCTCGGGACCAAGTGGGCTACGGTGAAGTTCCACGCCGACACCGCAGGGACTACCACGATCACCGCGCAGTACTACAAGGACAGCGGCCTCATCGTCAACGCCCGTCCCAGCGCGTACTGCACGCGGCTCTCGACGGCGAGCAGCAACCCCCTCGTGCAAGCGATTTCCAGTACTACGCTGACCACCGGGGACTGGTGGGAGTGCCCGCTGGCGGGCGACACCACGCAGTTCCAGTTGCTCGCTGCTGCGGGTGGGACCGCGACCACGATCTCCGTCGCAGGCGGCGTCCCCTACGCCCCCGGCGTGCCGGTCTACGCCGTGCTGTGGGACGTAACCCCACCATCGGGGTCCAGTAACAACACCGGGACGTTGGAGGGCTCGGGCTGGAGTGCGCTATCGTGGGACATCGTGGTCACCGGGGCGTCTACCGGCACAGCCGCTGTGCAGGAAGTCGATGACGCCGGGTCCGCCATCACCATCGCCACGCTCCCCGGCCTCGGCGTCGGGACCTTCGCGGGCGGGCTGGGTACGGGGGTCTCGATGGGCACCGGCATCACCCCGATCACGGGACTGACGCAGGTCCCCCTTCCCCGCCGATTCGGGTTCGCGCTGGCCGGGGCGGCGAGCTCCGTCATCCGCCTGCGCGTCGTGGTCCGCCGCTAGCATGCGCCTGCGGAAATCAGACGCGGTAGGCGGCAGTGTGGCCTCGGCGGGGCCTTTTTCTACCGCATATCGACCGTGGCGAATGTGGAACAAGGCCGCGTGGGACGCGGCGGCGCTTGTCGGTTTCAACGTAGCTAATCCTGCGGCTGGCGGCGCTGGCGCGTTTGGAAATTTCACGGGGACTGATCGGTCGTATGTGCTCTGTACGCCGCAGGCAATCAACAATGGCAGTGAGTACTACTCTACCGCCGTCGCATGGACATACGGTATCGCACTACCGAAAATCTGCGCGCGTATCCAGCCTCGAAGTTTCAGCGTCGGCACTACGGGTATCTGCTACGGCTTGGATCTGGTAAACGCTTTCACAACCGGTCACAACGCGGTTGCAGGCGGCGGGTACGTCCCAACTCTCGGTGGAACGAATGCGGATGCAGGACGCTTCTTCTCGATTGCCGCCGACACAAGGGCCAGCGCCAACTGGATTTTCGGATGCGGAGACGGTACGACAGCCAACTGGATCGACTCTGGTGTTGCCGTCACCACCGGGCAGGACTACATCCTCACGATCGACCTGTTTGCCACCAATGGCGCGTCCGTCACGTTTTCGATCTTGAATGTGGCTACGGGTGTCACTACGGTGAAGACGCTCAGCACGCACATGCCGGGAACAAATATTCAATTAGAGCCCTTCATTTACGCCATCTCCTACGGGGTTACCCCGGGGACGGGCGCTGCCTACGAGTACGTCTACATGGAGCACAACGGAGGGTAGCATGGACGCGCAGAAGATGATCGCAGAACTGGAGCGGGACGAGGGCATGCGCCTCAAACCCTACCCCGACAGCATGGGCGTCCTCACTATCGGGGTGGGCCGCAACCTGCGCGACGTGGGCATTACCAAGGGCGAGGCGTACCAGATGCTGCACAACGACATCGATCGTGTGACGCAGGAACTCGATGAGCATCTGCCGTGGTGGTCCACCCTCTCAGAGGTCCGGCAGCGGGTGCTCGTCAACATGTGCTTCAATCTCGGCTACGCGCGTCTGCTGGGGTTCAGGTCTGCGCTCGCGGCCATGCAGATCGGAGACTGGGAGGGTGCGGCGAGCGGCATGATGGCGTCGCAGTGGGCGAACCAAGTAGGGCCGCGAGCCGTCCGGTTGGCGGCGATGATGCGAACAGGACAGGAGGCATGACATGGTGAAACTGGCGAAGCACCTGTGGGATCAGCTCATCAACGACGAGGAGGCGGCGAAGCACTGGCTGACCGGCCTGAAGACGGCGGCGCTGGCCCTCGCCGTTCAGGTCGGCGTGGCGACGGCTGGTGACGTTGCCAAGGCCCTCGCGTGGGGCAAGGCGCAGTGGTTCGCGGTTGCCGTCACCACCCTGATCGCTGCTGGCGCGAAGGTCGCGGACCCGGTGGTCAAGTGACCCGGCTGTTCCTCATCGGGCTCGTCCTGCTCTCGTTCTGCTGCGCGTCCAGCAGGAGCGCGGAGTCGCAGACCGACGCCACCAAGGTCCGCGACACGGACGTGGTGAGGACGGTCCAGACCGGCCCCGAGACCGTCACCACCACCATCGACACTTACCTGCCTCCCCTCTGCAAGGAGGGCGATGTCCTCTGGCCGGACGGGACCGGAGGCTTCTACTGCGGGTCAGCGCCCGCCAAAGAACCTGTGCACCAGTCGCCACAGGCAGAAGGCTCCGATGCCCCAGACCACAAAGAGGGCGGCGCAAATAAGCCCGTACACGAAAAACTTGTTCAGAGTCAGAAACCCGTCGAGCACGGTCTTCTCCTCTCCCACGAGGTGATAGTAGATCAGAAGGGCCCCGTCGTCAGCACGACGGAGGCCAAGGGGCAGACCCAGACCAAGGCGGACACCAAGACCGAGACCAGCAAGTCCACGCGCTGGGGGCCGGGCCCGCTGGGGTGGGCCCTCATCGCGCTGGCCGTGCTGGCTGCGGGGTTCGCGGTGGTCCGGTTCAAGCTCTGGACCCTCATCCTGCCCTGAACGTCGCTGGGAAGGCCGTTTCCGGCCCTATAAACGGCTTTCCTACGCTGCTTCCTACCCCGCACTCGTCGGTTCACTTGACGCGGTGCGTCGTCACCAGCTTCTCCGAGACCTCGACCGTCTGCCCGCCAGAGCCCTCCATATCGTCCAGCAGCTTGCGCAGCAGGTCGCGCACGTCGGTCGAGTAGGCGACCCCAAGCAAGACTTCCGCCAGCTTCCTCGCCATCTCCCCGGCACCCTCCGCCCGCTGGATGTTCCGGTTGTCGGGCCGGTTGGTGGCCTGAAAGACGTTCCACTGGTCCGCCAGTTTGTTGTAGATCTGCTGGAGGTGAGCATGCTTCTGCTGGAGGGCGGCAAGCTCGCGTTCGAGCCTGAAGACTTGCTCCCGCAGGGTATCGGAGTCGGTGTTGGCCCGCCGCACCAAGTCCATGATCTGCCTGTCGTTCATAGCTCCCTCGGCTTCTGCATGAGGACGAACATCCGGCACGCCATCCCGCGCTTCAGGTGCTCCCAACCCAGCACGTTCACCTCATCCTCCACCAGCCCGTTGAACACCCGGCGCTGGAGAGAAGCCCTCATCCGGGCCTGAAACAAAGGGCTGTCTGCTACGAGGTCGGTTTCCGCGTCCCACATTGCATCGACGAGCATGGTGGTGATCCAGCGCCGGGTCCAGCGGTCCAGCGCCGCCCTCCTCTCCACGAAGTCGTCCAGCATCATCAGATCGAGAAGCTCTTGCGCACAGGCGGGGGTCACTTGAACACCTTGTTGAGGACGACCCACGCATCCGCCAGCCGCTTCGCCGCCACCGGGCGCTCAGGAGTGACCCCCGCAGCAGCCAGTGCCGCCTGCGCAGACAGGTACTCCTGCGCCGCCAGCGCCAGCGTGTAACTTGGGTACGGCTTGTCAGGTACCCGACCACTTCGGTCCTCCCACCAGAGCGGCAGCAGACAGCGCCCACACTTCGGCGGATTAGAAGTTTTGATCTCTACGAGGTCCCGCGCGAAATCCGCGAGGCAGTGGGGGCAGAGCCTTGGCGTCAAGCCGGTCACAGGTAGCTCTCCTTTAGCGCGGCCAGCAGATCGCGCTGCGTCTTGTCCTTCTTCTGGAGCATCTTCAACACCACCTCGTCGATGGTGTCCTTGGCGATGATGTGGTGAACGATGACCTTCTCCTTCTGCCCCTGCCGCCACACCCGGCGGATGAACTGCTCGTACACTTCCAGATCCCAGGTCAGCGAGTGCCAGATGACAGCGGCCTTGGTCGCCTGCAAGTTGAGCCCGTGGGCGACGGACTGCGGCTGCGCCAGCAGGACCGGGACCTCGCCCCGGTTCCACGCCTGCTCGACGGCCCTGAACCTCGCGGGCGTTACCCCGCCGCCGACGTGCGGCGCATCGGGGAACCTCTTCTTCAGGCGCTCCAACTCGTGGTGGAACTCGTAGGCGACGATGCACGGCGTGCCCTGAAGCTCCTCCACGATCTCCTCCACCGCGTCCAGCTTCACCTCGTGGAGGCCGTAGCTGGACCGGTCGCCAGCGGCGATGTACTTCCCGCCCGGCTTGTACCGCGCGTCGTGGGCGACGGCCCCGTACATGCCGCCGTTGGCGATCTGACGGCACTTGCCGCTGACCGCTGCGGCGCTCGCAGCCGTGACTGCCTCGCCCTCCAGTTCGACGATCATGGCCTCCTCCATGCGCTTGTACACCCGCATTGCCGCCTCTGGCAGTTCGACCGGGTGAACCAGTGGCTCCCCGAAGCCGCAGGCCCCTATCAGGGGTGGAAGGTCCAGATAGTCCCGGGCGTCCATCCTGAGCACCAGCGGGGCCAACTTCTCGTAGATGCGCTTCTCCGCGTCCGGCTTGGGGGTGTACTTGAACCCGGTGAAGTCCTTGTCGAAGTACGCCGTCCGGTACCACGTGATGAACCGGCCCAGCGTGTTGCCGAGGTCCAGCAGGTAGATCTGACCGAACAGGTCCAGCAGACCGTTGGGGGCGGGGCTCCCCGTCAGGATGTACCGCCTCCCGAACTTCTCCAGATGGGGCTTGATGAACCGGAACCGATCTGTGTCGGTGTGCTTGAAGCGCGTGCTCTCGTCCACGCAGAGGATGTCCCAGTACTCCTCCGGGTTCTCCACGGTGGCGAACAGCCACTTCAGGCCCTCGGGGTTGATGACGTGAACGTCCACGTCGGGGTCGTTGAGGGTGGCCGACTTCATCGGGCCGTGCAGGACGCCTGCTTTGAGGTCGCGCACCTCGTCCCACTTGGCGACCTCGGCGGGCCACGTCAGGTACATGGGGCGCAGGGGTGTGATGACCAGCATCTTGCGGGCCATGCCCCGGGCCTTGAGCAGCTTGAAGGCCTCCAGCATGATGATCGTTTTCCCTAAACCCGGGTCCAGCAGCAGGCCCGCGCAGGCCTGCCCCATGACGAAGGCGAGGGCCCGCCTCTGGTACGCGTGCAGGTGCAGCTTCACAAACGCTCCGTGGAAACTACTTCATTACCCCATCTAAACCAACCTCTACGAACCTTGCGAGCGAAAAGCTCTATGTAAGGACCGGGGCTCTTTTCAACTGCTAGATCAAAAAACAGTTGTGGTTTTTCGCTATGGCTCAGCCGTGGGTGCCAATAAACGGTCGGTCGAGGAGGCCCTTTCTTGGGTAGAGTTCCTCGTTGACAGAATACTATGTGTTCGGAAGCTCCTCGAAAGTGGTGCCCCGTCTTCATGGACGGCCACGTGCCGTCTTTCTTTTCCTTGACCCATGTCAAGATCGTTTTAGGGACGAACCCCCAACGACGCGCAACTTGATGTGCTTCCTCCATAAAAGCGTTAGTGGTCCACAAATAGAGATGTGCGTCAAAAGCGGAAATGCGCCCAACGTCCAAATTGGCGATCTGCTCCACAGTAAGTACGCCGTAGTGCTGTTTTACGCCAACTTGCACATAGTCTTTCATTGCTCGCAAAGCACCCACCGTTCCTTTTCCACCTCTGCCGACTAAAGCGGCCGAAGTCTCATAAGGCCACGGAGGATCTGCTACAATGCACCCATACCGTCTCATGCGCACTCCTTGTCTATGATCCTTTTTCCTTGTACGATGTCGTCCACCACGTAGTACCTGAACCCCTGCTCCTCGATCTCCTTCCTGACCTGCGCTTGCAGCGCCGTGAGCACCCCGCCCGGCCGCTTGAACTCGATGAACCACGCGCGCCGGTCGCGCAGCATCAGCCAGTCCGGCCACCCGGACGAGATGAAGTACCTCCCGACCTCGAACTTCTTGCACAAGGCATTGTACTTCTCGCGGGCGTACCTGACCACCGCGTCTTGGATCTTGCCCTCGGGTCCCCTGCTCATACAGCACCCCACCAGAGAAAGGCGCAGACGCACGCTGCCGCCCGGTGCTCCTGTTCCATCCTCAAACCCAAAGCGAACTCAACACCGCGCCAGAACTCCATCTCACGCAGCAGCGCGAGGGCTGCTTCACTCAAAATCGGCATGGCCCACCCTTGTCCTTGGCGAAGGGGCACCACCGGCAGTAGATGCCCGGCCTCGGGGCGAAGATCGTGTCCTCCAGCATCGGCTTCACCTTCTTCTCCCAGTCCTTCTGAGCACCCGCAAGCTCCGACCTCTTGAGCACCGGCAGGCTCTTGAACGGCTCCGCGAGCTTGGGCGGGGCGTCGAGGAACACCATGCGGGCCGTCGCCTCGGGCTGCGGGTAGGCCGACAGGACTGCGATCTGGTACGCCCGCATGCTGTCATGGTACTCGGGGCGCTCCCTGATTTCGCCCTTGCTCTTGTCGATGTTCCCCGACTTCCAGTCGATGACGTGCGCCGCCTTGGGCGTCAGGTGCAGCACGTCCAGCTTCAGCCGCGCCCATGCGTTCTTGGTGAACTGGGAGACGCGCTGCCAGCGCGCGTCCAGCACGATGCTCTCCTGCGCGCTGACGCCCTTGGTCTTGCGCAGCTTCTGCACGAGGGCCTTGATGACCGGGTGCCGGGTGGCCTCGGCAAGGCTCTCCTCCTGCGGGGTGATGCCCTCGGTGACAGCCGGACCCCCGGACCCGCTCATGTGTTTGGTGAGCGCGAGATCTAGCCTGTTCCCTCGGTCCAGCGCCTCGCGCTCGGGCTGGGGGTCGGAGCAGGTATCGCAGACCACCGGCTCCCCGTCGAAACCCCCGGAGATGCGCCCGACGAAGCAGATCGGACACGCCTTCATCAGGTCCTCCAGCAGGACCTTCTGAGAACACTCCTTCCACTTGGCGTAGCGGCTCGGGGTCCAGCCCATGATGCGCAGGGTCTTGCGTGCCTTCTCCAGCAGATCTTGTGCCTTCACTTGACCTTCTCCAGTTCCCCCCACGAGGGGCCGACCTTCCGGTCTGTCAGCATGAGCACGTCGAACTCGATGGACTCCATGACCTCTTTGAGAATCCTGTCCTCCCGCTCCAGCGCTTTCTCTGGAGCACTGATATTGATCTCATCGTGGACAGGCACCAGCAATCGAGCCTCCCGCCGCGCGCTGTCGTAGCGGATGAGGGCTTCCTTGGTGCAGTCCGCCGCGCTGTGCTGGATGAGCAGGTTCAGGAGCGTGTACGAGTAGTCCACGAACTCCCCCTTGCGCCCGCCCGTCTTGGCGATGGCCGGGGGCTTGGGTAGCAGCAGCGCCCCGCCCCACGAGCGCACCGGCTCGCGGTTCACGGCCATGTTGCGCAGCTTGGCTTCCAGCACGGCCACCCCCGGCAGGGCAGCCTTGGTGGCGCTCTTGACGGCGCGGGCGTCGGCCTCCGACATGCCCAGCTTGCGGGCCAGCCCGGCGACCCCCAGCGCGTAGATGATGGCGAGGTTGACCATCTTCGCCGTATCGCGGTCCACCGCGTAGCCCTTCGCCGTCAAGCGCTCTTTCATGGCGTCGTGCTGGTCAAGCTCCGGGTTCTTGATGTACGCCGCCATGAGATCTGCATCCTCGAAGTGCGCGAGGACCTTGTACTCCTGCTGCTTATAGTCCCGGTGGTTCCACACCCCGCCCGGCTCGGGCAGGACGTATCTCCTGACCAACGGCAGGGGCGGCAGGCTCTTGATCTGCTTGGGGTGGACGTGGTTCTTGTAGGACTTGCTGATGTTCATGAACCGCGAGCACGAGAGCCGCCCGGTCCGCGCTCCGTTGGTTTCAGCCCCGTGGGATTGGCGCACTTGGTTCCACTCTGTGAAGATGCGGCCTTTCCCCTCCCCGCCCGCCTGCTCCAGCCAAGGCAGGATGGACATGCTCAAGACCGTCTTGAGCCGATTCCTATAGTCCAGCGCAGCGTGGACTTTTTTATCCTCGAATCGATCAACCGTCAGGTTGTCCTTGGCGACGCTGCGCTGGGGCGGACGCCCATTGCCGCCCTTGGTCATCACCCAGTTGGTGACGACCTTGCTCTTGAACAGGGCCTCCCCCACGTCCTTGTCGTTGTCGAACTCTAGCCCCGGCGCGTCGAGCGCCTTGCGCAGCCACGCCTCGCACTTCTCCAGCGCGAGGGTGTACGCCTTGGCGTCCCGCTCCAGCGCATTCAGATCGACCCGCATCCCCTCCCGCTCGTTCTGGAGCAGGATGGGCAGCAGCTTGCGCTCCCGGTCATAGGCTTGCCGCATGCCGGAATCAAACTTGGCGTAGAGCAGCTTGAACAGCCCTACCGTCCGCTCCACGTCACCGATCGCGTAGGGTCCCACCAGCGCCGCAGGCGCTTTGCAGATGAAGGGGCCGGGGTTCTGAGCCTTGGTGATGATGCCCGCGTCCACCAGCCAGTCCCGCACCGCGTCCCGCTCCTCCGGGGGCATGCCCAGCAGGCGCTCGGACGCAGGCTTGAGGCTGAGGCTGCTCGCGTGCGGGTCCTCCAGAAAGAGCAGGAAGAGGGTATCGTGAACCCGGTCCCACGGCAGGGGCTTGACCCCGAAGTAGGTCTCCACCACATCCAGATCGAACTTGGCGTTGTGCATCAGGACCGGTTCGCCGGAATGCCAGATGTCCTGTAGCTCGCGCTTCACGAGCGCGAGGTCCGTGACGTACCTGCCCTTCTTGCCGGGGTACTTGAAGGCGCACCCCACCGGCTTCGGCGGGTGGCGGGGGCGGCTCTGGATTGCCTCGGTCTCGAAGTCGATGCAGATCGGTGTTTTCATGGGTGGCTCCAGAAACGAAGGGCACCGGATTAGGTACCCGCCCCGTCCAAGCGCGGGCCGTTCCGGTGCCCTCCGAACCTGCTACCGCTTCGCCTTCTGCCCCTTGATGGGCTTGCTGTCCACCGGGGGAGCCGCCTCCTCGCTCAGCTTGGGGAACGGCTGCGTCAACTGCTCGTAGGCCGTCGCCCTCCGGGTGAGGATGTACTGCACAGCCTCGCCGGGCAGCAGCTTCTCGAACGAGAACTTGATCTCGTGGCCCTTGGCCCCGGGCCGCATCTGCGCTCGCAGCCGGGTCAGGCACTCCCTGACGTTGCCGGTCCGGGTGAAGTCCCCCAGCCCGCTCAGGTACTCATTGAAGTTGCCGATGCTCGCAGCCGGGATGTCCACCTGATAGGTGGCAGCCCGCCGCACGTCGCCCTCCGTGTCGTGCCCGAGGATGACCAGCATGCGGGGCTTGTCGGTGCAGCGCTTGCCCCGGCCCACGGTCGCCGTCCCGAACTTGTTCCACTGGCAGGTGTCGCACTGGTCGGACTGCACGAGAGGTGCGTTGACGTGCGGCAGCAGCCCCTTCTCCTTCCGGCCCAGCGCGTAGCACTCAGGGGTCGCCGCCTTGCCGGGGACGTAGGCCTCCTTGTAGTACTGCTTGGACCACGCGGTCTCGATGACGGCGAGCACGATCTCCTGCCCGAGGTCGTTGCCGTCAGCCTTGAAGGTCAGGTTGCCGTCCTTCCCGGTGTCCACCGTGATGCGCGGGACCCCGCTCTGGAACGTCGCCCTGTCCTCCTTGGCGTCGGATGCCAACTGCTTCTCCCAGTCGGCCAACTCGGCCTTCGGCTGGACGACGAGTGCCTTGGTCTGCGTCTGCTTTGCCATGTTTGGGTTTCTCCTTACTTCGGAACCAGCTTGACCTTCACGTCGTGGAACTTCTCGATGCCGTCGATGGTGATCTTCTCTTCCCACCGGGTCTTGCACGCTTCTTCGACCGCCTTGCCGTAGAGCAGATCCCAAGCCTCATGCTCGGCGACCCAGCGCCCGAACGCCTCTTTGTCAACGACCTTGGGCACGTCCTTGGAGACCAGACTGGCGGACCCCATCTTGCCACGGGCTCCGTCGATCTCGTCCTTCTGGAAGGTGTTGATGATGTGGTCCTTGATGCGCTGGTACTCCGCGTCAAACGCCTTCAGGACCTCCTCGATCTTCTTGCGCTCTGCGTAGGCCTTGAGGCCCAAGTCGATGCATTCTCCGATCGACTTCGGCAGCTTCGCAGGCGGCTGCCACGCCTTGGGGAGTTTCGGTGCCATGTGCTTTGGTCCTTGGTGGTTTGAGGGCGGCGAGCCTAGCCCGCCGCCCTGTGCCGCGTCAAGCGGCGTGCTTCTTCGCGTAGCGGTCGAGCGCCGCAAGGCGCGTGGCCGCGTGGTGGCGGATGTAGTGGTCCGCCTCCTTGCCCTTCAGGTTGCGGTCCTTCAGGTGCTTGGAGAGGAACTTCTCGGCCTGCTCCTCGGAGAGCTTGGTGCGTTCGATCTTCTTCGACTTCGCCTTGCTGCCCTTCTTGTCGGCCATGAGTGGCCTCCTTTCGTGAAATCAACTCTAATCTGTTTGATTAGGGCTGTCAAGACCTGAACAGATCTTCAGGTCAGATCCTTGCCCATGCGGCGCGGAACAGCGGGTCCATCTGGTACAGCCGCGCGAGGTCGAGCAGCGGGTTGCCCTTGGAGGTCCGCAGCCGCAACCGCTTGGGGTGCTCGATCTTCTTGAGTCCGCGACCGTGCTGCATCCAGCTACCGTTGGGGATGCTCTCCTTGAACTCGTCGATCATTGGTCAAGCTCCGCGATGAACATCAGGCAGCAGAGTGCGTGGGCCATGTGGGGGTGGCCCGACTCGGGGTCGGTCTTCTCCCCTCCCCACCACGCGAACAGGTGCCGCAGGGCCGCTCCGAAGTAGCGCCTGCGCCAGCCCTCGACCCTGCGCCAGTTCTCGGGGGCGTACTTCTTCGCGCCGTAGGTGAGCACGCCGACCGTCTGCTCCAGCGCTTTGAGCGGGATCAGGTCGTAGCGCGGTTTGTCCTTATCGTACTTCTGCCCCACCTCGCCACGAACGTCCGCCACGAAAGGCGGCTCAATTTGTGCCGACCACGCATGATCTGCATCGCTCATGTCTCGTCCTCCCTGTACACGCAGTCCTTCGGGTCCTTGTCGTCGCGCCACCGGCTGAACTGCGGGCTGCGGAACGCGCCGGTGGGCTCGCGCCCGAAGTGGGTGATCTCAAACACACGGTTCAAGTTCATGCGGGGCTTGTCGGTGAGTTCCCGCATGGTGGCATCATCGAACCCTCGGACAGTACCCAGTTCACGCAGCGCGAGACTGTGCTTATCCGAATGAGCGGGCATATCCTGCCCAAACACGATTGATCCCACCCTGCCCTCGTACTTCCCCTTGCCCATCTTGTAGCCCATCACCACCACGTCCGCGGTCCAGACCTTCTTGTGCTTGACCCACAGCCTCTCGTCGCCGTAGGTGTGATCGTCGCGCTTGAACACCAGTCCCTCGCGGGAGCGCTTCCACGCCGCGCGCTTCTCGCCCGTGGTGATATAGGTGGGCAGGAGGTGGGCGTACTTGTTCTTCCAGATCTTGAGGGCTTCCCACGCCCAATTCCTGCGCATTTGGATCGAGTGCTGCCGAATGTCCAGCCCCTTGTACCAGAGGCAGTCGAACACCCGGTACTCCAGCCACCCCCGCTCCTTCTGGAGCGCGACCGCCCGCTCCGGGCTGGACCCCATGATGGCCGTTACGTGCTTGGAAGACCCGCCGGGCAGGTTCTTGGCGAACGGGGCCACGATCTCCCCGTCGAGGACGGTGCAGTCGAGTGCCTGCGGCGGGGTGTACGCGAGGTGGGGGAGATTGGCGGTCTTCTCCACGAACCCTGTGTCGCTCACAGACTCTCGGGTCCCGGTGAACCTCACGCGCTCACCCACGAACTGCGCGATCCTCCGGTCCCCGTCCTCCTTGTTCTCGGCCCACCACTGGGGGTCCGAGAAGAGACTTTCCTTGAAAGTCCCACGCGCCTTCTGCGGCTTGATCTGCATGAACTTCATGGCTTCTCCTTTGAGCCCATGAGGGCGGCATGGACGGCTTCGCTTGGCGTCACCGGCCACCGTCCGCGTTGAAGTCACGGAAGCACAGTCCCGAGACACCGGCTTCGTGCAGCGAACAATGAAAGCCGCTCGCGCACTCCGCAGACGTGTCGCACTCCGTGGCGCAGTAGCTTGCGGGCGTCGTCGTGCCCGCGCCAGTGCCGCCGTCGAGAGCAACGGTCACATCGGCCACGACGCGCGCACAGTCGCCGCACCCGGCGAGGAACAGGGCCGCGAGCGAGAGCACCAGTATGGCGTTGATGACGCCGATGTGTGCCCATGTACGCCGCTCATCGCGCGTCATGGCTTCTCCTTGAGGGCGAGGTGGCGGCGGGAGGAGACGGCTTTTCGATCGCCGCCACGAAAGCATTGAACTCCTCCGGGGTTCTCCCGGGACGCATTTCACAGCCAGAATCATGCCCTCGATCACAACAGCAGCCAGTCGAAAGCCCGCGGGCCTTATCCCTCTCGATCACATCCTCCTTACAGAGCATCGGCGCACCACAGGTAGAACATCGCCCACTGCACGCCCTGCTCGGTCTGGAGATCTGCGAACTTCTCCGCGAGCCAGAGCAGGTACTCTTGGGTGGGGGTGTCGGTGGGCATCATGTGAACACCTTCTGCACACGGATCTGCGCGTGCCCGGTTGGAGTATCCAGTTCGAGGACGAAGTGCGTCAGCGTGTCCTCGCGCCTCGCACCACGCCAGCAGGGCTCCTGCGCGATGCGCTTTACGATCTCCTTCGCCGTGCGGTAGCGCCCCCTGAACAGGCGCTCGCGTTCTGGCTTGAGCTTCTTCATTTCACCTCTCCCGCGTGCTGTGGTCCGAAGAACTGGTTATAATGTTCCCTGATCTCCGCACGAGTTGCCTGCTGCCACTGGACTACGTTCCGTATCGCCGTCAGCCGGTGGACCTTGCCGTCCCCGGTACCCATCGGCATGCCTCCGTTGACCTGACGGAACCCCGCGCTGGACAGGAGCTTGCCCAGACCGCTCAGGCTGGTGCGGCCCCGCCCCCGGCCCTCGGGGTCGTAGGCCCGGTAAAGCTGCTCCACCGTGAAGATGTCGCAGTTCTTGGAGATCTCTTCCCCCAGCGGGCGCAGGGCAGTGGGCGGGTCCTCTTGGAGTTGCAGGACCCACAGCCCGGCGTCGCTCTTGCCTGCTCTGATCATCTCCAGCTTGCCCCGGGTCTGCGGGGCGTGCTCCCTCGGGTTGAACCCGGAGAGGTCCATGCGCAGGAAGTAGTCCATGAGGTACGACGGCCCGTCGCCGTGCAGCCACTTGTCACACCACTCGTACTTCTCCCGTGTGGCCGGGGAGTTCTGCAAGACCTCGTGGATGAAGTACCGTTGATCTCCATCCTCCAAGAACAGCGCGTCGGGGTGGTTGGAGTTGAAGATGAAGTTCACGCAGTTTCGGATGGTGTACTCGGGCTGGAACTTCTCGTTGATGGTGAAGATCGGCCCGGTGATGGTGCCCTTGAGCCAGTCCGCGTCCACCCGAGCCTCGCCAGCCGTGATCTCCTCACCGATGACAAGCTGCCGGTCCTTCGCCCAAGTATTGAAGCTGCTCTTGAGTTGCTTGCTATCGATGATGACCGAGTTGTCACCGTAGATCTTACCTACAGCGATGGATGCCATGCTCTTGCCGAGTCGCTTGACCCGGCTCCAGAGGAGTACGGCGGTGTAGAGCTTGACACCCGGGTTCTGGATCGGGTACGCGCACCACTGCTCGAAGAACTTGCGCGCCTTGGTGTCCTTCATGAAGAGGAACTCCATCAGCCACTTCCACGGTCCCACGTCGCCGCGCCGGGGGGCGCAGCCCCAGCCGTTCCACGTATTCCACGCCTCCCCGTCGATGACCTTGGACTTGCCCGGCTCGTAGGCGAGGCTGGACAACTCCGCGCGATGCTCCCACTCCATCCAGCGGGGGGCGAGGTTGGCCTTCTCCAGCGTGACGTGCTCGTTCTTGCCGCTGCCCTTGATCACTTGTTGCATGAAGAACTTGTTGGCGTAGGTGTGCCGCATGAACCGGCCCGGCTCCATGCGCAGGTTGGTGCTTCGCTCGACCACGATGTCGGTGGTCCTGACGTACACCACGTCCTCGTTCATCTTCCAGAGCGCGTCCCCCTCGGTGAAGGGTTGCGCGTTATTGATCAGCTCCGAGAACGCCGCCGCGCCGTGCTTGACGATGTAGTCGTCCACCCCCTTCTCGGGGCCGGGGGGGATGTTGACGAAAGCGATGCGCGCTCCCTCGGCCAAAAGACGCTGCGCAAGGGCGCGCTGCGCCTTCATCACCTCGATCTTGTGCGTGATATCGTTGTCGTAGACGATGTAGACCTTGCGCTCCTTCCACTGGAACTGCTGGAGACTCGGCAGGAGGTCGATGCCTCTGCGCTGCGACATGAACGAGTAGACCCCACCCAACGCCATCATCGGGATGCCGTTCAGGCAGGCGCAGGCTGCCTTCTTCTCCCCCTCGGTCACGCAGACCGCGACCTCGGGCCGGGCCGCTATCGAGGACCAGAGGTCCTCCAGCAGCGGCGGGTAGTACACCTCCTGCATGACCGGTAGCTGGTCGTAGCGCTGGGGCTTGACGGCGGCACCGGCAGCGCCGGGGAGCCGCTCCAGATACCGGATCCTGTAGAACCGGGACCGGTTGCCGTTCAGGTCGAAGTAGGGGATGTAGAGTGCCCCCACGAGGTGGAAGCGGGGCGAGAGCTTGGCGACGTGCTGCGGCCCCAGCGGTTTGAACCCCAGCCTCTTCGCCGCTGCGTCGGTGATGCCGGACCGCGCCCAATCCGACTGCGCCAGATGTCGGATCGTCCGTTTCTCTACGTCAACCAGCGCGCTTGACACGGGGCTGCCTCCGGTCAGGGTGGGTGGCGATGAGCATGCGCAGGTAGGTCGCCAGCGGCAACCCTCGGGCATCTGCCTCATCTAGAAGTTGATCTGCAAGGTCTCCCAGCGACACGAGAGACCGCCTCCGACGTTCGTCCGATGGTTTGGGCATGGGAGAGTTTTGGATAGCGGGTTTTCAGCGGGCCGTCAAGTCCCTCCAACAGTGTGTGCAGTGAGCCCGGAACCGACGATGAAAGATCCAATGGATCAACCACATGGCATCACCTTGCAGCCCGCCATCACCTTGTCGATCTGCCTCGCGTCGTTCGCCCGGGTCACGAGGAAGCCGTATATGTAGTCGTTGTAGGCGTACATGGTGGCGAGGTGGTCGAGGATGTCGGCCACCCGCGCGAACTCGGTCTCACCGTCCTCGGACCTCGGGACGTGCAGTGTGATCTTCTCGATGGGCTCGCTCACGGTACCCTCGCAGTTCCCCGGACCTTCCGGGCAGTCTCCCACCGGTGCCAGTGCAGCCACCGGTTCCCGCACTTGCTGCACTTGGTCTCCACTTCGCCCTTTCCCTTCGGTGCCCGCACGACCTTCTTGGTGCCGCCGCAGGCGCACTTCCGGTCGCAGTAGATGCAGTTGATCGTCACAGCAGCGCCTCCTTCAACTCAGCGTACAGCGCCCGCAGGTAGTCCCGCAGCATGCCGGTGGGAAGATTTCCATAAACGTCCTCGAACCTGCTGGCGCTGCGCTCGATCAGGTCATCCCACTTGTTGGCTCGGAGGAGGGCGGCGCACGGCGGGCACGCGGCCCAGTCCCCCTCGCTCACGTTGAGGGGGATGTACCCCCGCCCATGCACCAGCACGGCGGTGTGCGACACGAAGCTGATCGCACGAACGGTCTCGCTGGGGTCAGGCTCTCCACAGAAGTCGCATTCCATCAGCGCAGCTCCTCCCACGCCCACATGGCGTCGATGAAGCCCCGGACGAATTGCCGGGGCAGGTTGTACAGCAGGGCAAACTCGATCTGGTCGCAGGCGACGCGAACTCGCGTGATGGCTGCGTGCCGGTCCACGGGGTCGCGCGTCACCGTGACCGACACCCCACAGACCGCACCCGTCGCCAATGCCAGCGCAAGGTTCGAGCGCGTCTCGTGCCACTCCAGCGCCTCCCGCCAGTGGGGCGTGCAGTACCAGCGATCTTCAAACCTGTGTAGCTTGCCCGCGAGGTGCTTGTTGCAGGTGTGGCACCTGTGGAGCACGAGGTCTCTCACGGTGCAAGCTCCATGAGCCTCGCGGTAAGTTCTTGATCCACGGCGGCGGCGGCGGCGTAGGTGGCGGCGGCGGCGGCGGCGTAGGTGGCGGCGTAGGTGGCGGCGGCGACGTCGGCGGCGTCGGCGGCGGCGGCGGCGTCGGCGGCGGCGGCG